CCGGTTCAGGCACTGCCGGGCATTCAGGGCATCGAGGATGTCTCGTTGCCTCTTTGCTTCGGCCATCTTTCCTTTCACGATTTTGAAGAACCCTGCCGGGGTGAGCCGGTAGAACTGCTCCGGCAACAGTCCGCAGAGCCCATACGCGATTTCTTCGTTGGCCTCCTCGTAGGCCGTACTCAGTTTTTTGGGTGGTCCTCTTCGGGTTTGCCGGGCGGTGCGGGATCCTCTTTTGGTTCGCTGAACCACCCGGACGCGACGAGTCCTTTATGGAATGAGCCATAGAGGATGAGCATCCCCGCAGCCGGGCCACCGAACTGCTTGCAGAACGCCTTGACTTTCTGAAATGCCAGCGCCTGACCGGGTGGGCCCTGCTGGATAGCATAGACAAGGTTCCCTGCATCGTCTTTTCTCCGGAGCCCTCGCCATAGGATCAGGGCAGCGTTGTCATAGGTCTGGTTGATCGGGTGGAATGCGACAAAGAGCGAGATGTTTTTCTCGATCTCTCTCACATCAGCATCCTCGAAACGAAGGGAGAGGGACTCTCCCTCGATCTCTATGGGGAACGTCTCGTCAGGCATTCAGGATCGCCTCATACGTAGCCGTGCGTAACCTTGATCCATGTGGGCTGGGGCACGCACCCGGTTTTGAATATGACAACGGCGATCATTTTTGTAGCTCCCGCTTTGGTCGGGATGGTAATCGCGCTTGTCGGGGTTGCAGTTGTGGCGAGCGCGTTGTTGATGTAGATGACCTCTCCGCTCGTGGCGTCAGTCGCGGTGATGCAGACTCCGGTGTCCGCGAGATCCGTGACGACCTCGTAGTCATAATGGGTCGCCGAGAATGCCCTGGAAAGAGCGAGCGCGGTGGTGCCCTGGTCAGTGACAGCAAGAGCGGACAGCCCGACAACTGCCGTTGAGATCGTGGTGATTGCCCCATCCTGTTTGACCTTGAAGGACATCGTGGCGTTGCCGTCCTTGTCGAACTTTGGCGTGCCACAACTGGAGATGTGTCCGGTGAAAGACCACGCTCTGGCGATTTCACCCGGGGGAGCGACAATCGTCCATGTGCTGACGGTCTTCGCATAGAACATCGTCATTATGGCGTCCTGTTCGGCACTCCCGCAGTAGCCGATATCTACTGAGAGTTCCCCGGTGTCAATCCACCCGGGCCGGTACGTTTTGGCCCCGCCGACATTGTTGTGCGACGTAGTATCGACAGATCCAAGAGTCTGGACCACATCGGAAGCGTTCTGCAACTCACCATAGATCGAGGTCCCGCAGATCAGTGAGACCCCGAGCCCTGAAATTACTTCATTCGACATTGTTCCCTCCTTTTTCAGATGTTATGATTCACGATGAAATCCCGGGAATAGAGCCAGATGTTTTGGTTCTGGTCGTTATCCGGCCGGGCCCCCCGATCTGATATGCTGATCACGAATACCCCGGGGGACAGGTAGGTATCCGTGACCATGTTCAGACTGTCGGCAATGAGTTCCGACAGGTTGTCTGCGATACTGTCACCGGTATCACCCTTGGCGAGTACGGTGCACTGGATCCGCGTCTGTCCGCGACCGGTCCGGTTATGGGTTTCGTTCAGGCGTTTGATGCTCACCCGGGAAACGACCACAGCCGGGAACGTGGGTTTGTTCGGAAGTCTTGCCCGATAGATCCGATCGTCCACGATCGCTTCGATGGCTGTATCGGATTTCAGGCGGGTGATGATGGCGAGAATGACATCTTTCATCCCTTAACACCCCGTCCTTTTTTCGGGATCGCTATGCCGAAGTTCGACGCCCCGGCCATCATATCCGACAGGTTTTCCCGCATTTCCGCGCCGTAATCCACCCATTCCGGCATCGCATCCCCGTTCAGGGCTGCCATCATGATCCGGACGTACCGGTCAAGGTTTGCATCCCATGTCGGGCGCCAGTGGGGGCGGGGATACTGCATGAAGTGCCGGCCGAGCTTGTCGACCATGTTCCAGAACCCGAATTCAAGCCGTCGGGCCTGGGGGGCATCGGTGCCGATGTAGGCGACCCAATGCAGGCCCTCCTGCCTCATCTCGACATGAACTCTCCTCCGATAATCCCCGGTGACATAGAGGCCGAGCGCGGTGATGGCTGCTTTCACATCGTTGGAATATGCCTGCCCGGCAAGGGCCACCGCGGACCTCTCGTTCTTGCTGACTCTCTCACCGAATTTCTGGATATCTTGCGACATCCTGGAAAATGCGGAGACATCGAAGGAGAATGCGCCCATCAGGATCCGCTCCCAAAGAGTTTCCCGATCTTGTCCCAAACAAGGGTTAACGCAAACGATATCGCTGCTGCAATACCGACAAGTGTTGCCTGAAAAGATTCAAGATGGCCGACCCGGGTTTTGAGGTCCTCCATACAGTCATCGCCCTTTTCCAAGCGTTTCAGGATAGTGTCGACTCGCTCGTCGAGCCTGAGGAGGATATCGTGATCGGATTCGTCCATCAGGATCCCCCGGTCGCGGCTGCTGCAGTAATCTCACATGAGATATGCGAGACGACGTTCTGGGCGATCTCGTATATCTGCTTCACGGGGCCGATCTGGAACGTGCCGGCAAATCCCAGGACCGTGCTTTCCAGGGTGTCGCCTTCCGATACAACGGTACCGGCCGGGAGTATGACCTTTGGAGACGAGGAGAAGTAGACAGGGCCGCGGGATTCCTCGGGAGAGATGAACCGGCATTTTACGGTCGTAACTGTTTCCTCAGCGGTGAGAGGTTCCCCGGTGGTTGCTGCCCCGGCGTCGACGGTGTGGGTGAGGGTGGCAGTGTGGATGAGAAATGATGACGGGTAAACCAATTCAGAACCCCCTTAACATGCGATGGCTGCGGACGATCGCGACGCCGGACCCTCCGGCGAACTTTGCATACCTGGCGATCGCGGCCTCTGCTTTTGCCTCTGCTGCGGCTGCCTCCGCTTCAGGAGAGGCGGAGAATGAGCTGCTCGGGTCCGGAGAAGCGGAGTTCGGCCGGCTCAATTCGTGAGCCTGGCGGCGTTTGATCTGGGCGACGGTTAACTGCACTGATGCGATCTGGAGATCGTCATCGGCTGTGGTGGGGACGGCTATTTCGCGTTCCCGGAGTCTGGTGCCGATCTCCCTGTCGGACTCGACAATCATGGCGGTAATGTCCGCGGTCGTGATGGTCCCTAATGAGGTTCCCACTTTCAACTGGACATCAGGATAGGTGCAGTACGCCATGCTGCGCTACTCCACGACGATATACCCTTTCTCCGGGCTGTAAAGGATCTGGATCGCAGTGGTGTTGACGATTGCATCGACGTAAGTCTTGAAATCGTCAAAATCTGCGAACGCCGTTACCTTATGGTTGGTCATCTAATCCCTCCGAAAAAAGGGATTAGCTGGTCGGCTTCGCTCCGACCATGCCGTGATAGTCAACCTGGGCGACACCAAAGTCGTGGTGGACCTTGTAATCGATCTTCTGGTAGAGGAACGAGAACGTGTCCATGCCGCCACCGATGATCTCGGCGTCCGGGGTGCTGCGCATCAGGCGGGGCTCCGGGTTCGCAGAGTTGACCGTGCGGGCGACTGCCGGGCGGCCCACATTCGGGTCGGAGGCGAGATACCACTGCTTGGTCTTGTAGGTGTTGCTGGTTGAGATCTTGGTGATCTCGTTGTTCTCGACGACTTCGAGGTTGGCGAACGGGTTGTCGGTGGTGATATCATACCCCTTCAGGGCGGTTGTTGCGCCGTAGTCCACGGTCCGGACCTGAAGAGCCTTAACGATCTTCTGCGCACGGAGCTTCAGGTTGGGCGGGACGATGATATACTTGGGATCCACAACGATGGTGTCGCCGGTGGTTGCGTCCGCCATGGCATACATCGCCTCGACCGCTTCCTCGACTCCGGCCATAGTGAGTTCTGATGTGATCAGGTTTCCGTGACCCTGGGTAAACAGGGTGGCATCGGGACCGTTGACATCGGCGATCTTCTGGGTTGCGAGATGCTCGCAGGTCCGGGCCATCTTGTCAGCAAGGATCCCGGGGAGCTTGTTGAACCCGCCCAGGACATCGTTGATAATCATTTTTCTGGTGATCCCGACGATCTCCGCGTACTCCTTGAGCTGGATGTTGTATTTCGAATCCCCGAATGTCCCGACGTGAACACCGGTGCGTTCGTCGATTTCCTGGATGTACCCGGCGGAACCTTCGACGCCGATCAGGGCGTGTGTGTTGAAGGTGCTTGAGCGGTCCTCGTAGGTCCAGAGCTTGTACCCGACCGGGGCCTTCCTCCAGTCATTCAGGAGCTTGTCCCCCATGTTGCTGGTGAGTAGGTTCGAGAAGTCCGAAGTGGTCAGGGCTTCGCCGAGCATGTTTGCGGCGTATTCCCCGCCATACCCGCGAAGTTCCCCGAGAAACTTGAGTGCCTCTCTCTTTTTGGCGATTCCTTCGGCGGTCCTCAGGTACTGGGGTGTTGCAGCGCCCTTACCGAAGATTTCCGCGCATTTTCCTTTGGCGATCATGATTAGAGCACCTCGTATTCGATGTAGACACTGCCGGCCAATGCACTCCCTGCGGCTGCAAGGATCTGCCCGGTGATGTAGTCTGTAGCTCCGCCGTTCGCATCCATGCGCTGGCGGGCCTTACCGGAGCTACCTGCGTCGGTAATGTTGTCAAAGAGGCCCGTTGCGGCCTGGATGTCGACACCATCGATGAGATTGTCACTGTGCGTGGTTGCGTTTGCCCCGGTCCCGATGTCCATGGTTGCTCCAGCCGTGCCGGCAACATGGGTCACATCGAGCATGACCCGGGTGACCGCGATTGCGGATGCTTCGGGATTCTGCCATGCGAAGGCAAAGGCATTCTCAAGACCGGCTGCAAGGGTGACCTTGACAAGCTTGAGTGAGCCCTCTCCGACTTCGCCCGGACCTTCGAGTTTGACCTCGATGACTGCGGTTCCGGATGCGAGGGCCTCGAATGTGATACCGCAGAAGTAGCCACCTGCTGCCGTGTTGTTGATGCCACTTGCATCATGGAAGTAGAGCTTGTCACCAACAGAGATCGCGCTTGATGCGGTCACTGAGAGATCCCAGCGCTTGTCGCGGGAGAACTCAACAACAGTATAGCCGGCCGTGTCTTCATCGGTCAGTGCAATACCGCAGAGGCTTCCCACGCGGCACATATCCCCGGATTTCGGGGTTGTCGGGTATGTCACAACAACTTTTGCGGCACTCCCTTCGAATACCTGATTCTTTGCCATTATCCGGTCACCTTCCCGGCGATTCCTGCCATAGCCCTGGCCTCTTCGAGAGTTGATGCCATGCCACTCTCAATGAGCTCCTGGGCGTAGGACTCTCTTTCTTTGTTCACATCCTGCGGGGCACCGCCGAAACTGCCCCCGTTATCATGGATGCCGGGATACCCGGATTCCTTGAGGATGGCGGCGATCTCTTCGGTCTTTGCCTTGATCGCTTCGGTAATGGCCACCCCGAACTTCACGGAGTCAATGGTGCCATCCTCGGCAAGTGGGACCTGTTTTGTCAGGGCCTCGGTCAGGGCCTTTGCCGCGGTCTCCGGGAGTTTTGCCTCCTTGACCTGGGCGATCACAAGATCGCGGGCTTTGCCTTCGGCGATCCGGCCTTTGAGGGTCTTGACCTCGGATTCTAGGACCTTGACGCGGTCCGCTGCTTCCTTGAGCTGGGTCTTCTGCGATTCGTTGAGGGACTCGATCTTGAGTTCCTCGGTGAGCTGTTTCTTGAGCTCGGTCACGATCTCGGGGTACTTGCTGCGTACCTCGACAAGTGTGAGTGATTCCTGGTGGTTTTCTGCCATGGTTTTCCTCGGGTTTTTCTCCTGCGATTCTTTCAGGACCTCTGCGACAGAGCGCGAGTGCCCCCCGGCTCCCGGGATGGTAACGAAATCGACGGAATTGAACGGACTCGGGAAGAGTTCCTTGATGAGGTTTCCCTTTTTCCCGTCGGGACACATAACGTTCTCTTCCGCAATTCCCTCGACATAATGAGAGACGCCGATCTTCCCGGAGAGCCATTTGACATCTTCAAGCCGGTCCGGTCTGACATCGGCCGTGGCATAGATGCCGGCACCGGTCGGGTTCTCGGGGCTCTTGTCCCATCCTTCGGTCTCGTAGTGCCCTGCTTCCGCAAGAACTGCTGCAAGAGTGTTCACGGACCGGGCGGGCTGGTCCTCTTCCTGTTGACGGGTCGGGTGGTCGAAGTGCTGGAGCATGCCTTTGGGGTAAACCCCGGCTTCGCATGCCTTCTTGAGTTTCTCTTCAGTGTAGTAACCACTCGACCCGCGCCCGGGCTGGATAATGTGAATCTCGATCGTCCCGGGCTTCGATGACGGTGCCGCAGATTCGCGGACCCTCATCACATCGCCTACGAGGATCGTGCGTTTATCAGGGATGGCGAGCACCCCCGAAAATAGTACAAAATGGCTTAATTGCTGCCATTACATAATGGGACGCGGAAGGGTTTATAAATAAGAGTGACCGGTCGACCAACGGCGTGATGCCCGGTCGACCAACGACGAAAGGAATTATGCGGTTTGCGCTGCACGATAGGTCAGATAACAGCGATCACCAAGATGTGCGGGCGGGACCTGGTGACCGGAGGGGAAGGGGTCATCGATCGGGATATACCCGGCATCCTCATTTTCGGTGCAGGTATCGCAGACTTTTTCATCCTCGCTTGTATTCCAGGCTTTTTCCATCTCGACGCCATCATCTTCGAGACTCTGGGCAAACATCAGGTTGCCGTTCTCGTATGCGTGCGTGGCCTCGTTGACCGCAATTCGCTGCGCACGGTCCCGGCTCATGCCATCGAAACTGTCGCTGATTTCCTTCGCGGTCTGCTGGTAAGATTGCCCTGAGTCAATCGCTTTGGTGATGATAGTCCGGATCTGATCCCCGGTTGTTTTCTGGATACCCTTGATATATGCGGTGCTGCCCCCGTTCTGCTGGAACCATGCGACCGCCCGGGGGTTCTTGAGATCCCAGAACTTCGCGGGGTTTTCTACCCATTTCCCCTGCTCATAGTGGCCGCTGGCAAACATCTTCTGCATCTGCTGGCCACCTTTCAGGACCCCGTCACTTTCCACGGCTGCCACGGTCCGTTGGAGGTTGTCGAAGGTTTTGGTTTCGGCCTCGTTCCAGAGCCGGTCCCAGTCATGCGTTGTCAGGAATTCGTTGGGGCGGGCTTCTTCCCGCAATGCCCGGTACTCTTCGGTGAACAGGAATTGGTAATCCTTGAATTTTTCCAGCACGAGGACTTTCTGGTTGCGGAAAAAGGCGGAGAATTTAGGCCGGTGTTTCGCGGCGATGGCATTGATCTGCGCTATTTTCTGGACGCCTATGCTGGCCCGGTAGAGACGATCCGAGGCTTCGGAGAGGGTCATGCCTTTACAGCCTGCTGTTTTTTCATCATTTCTACAACAGTGGAGTTCATCTGGTTGGTGGCCTGCGTGAGGTTGTCAAGTGCAGCAGCTGCGGCAGGGTCCGTTGCGATCGCGTCCTGGATGCCCTGGACCATCTCGTCGACCGTGGCGTCGTCCGGGACCGGGACATCGAGCGCCTCATAGATCGCCCGGATGATGTCTTCTGGTCGCATAGTTCCTGCGAGTTTTCCCGGCTGGCCGAGCGTGGCGGCCTGCACGAGGGTTTGCAGGTACGTGAGCGAGTCCTGGGCACGGATGGGTGGGAAGGAGACACTGAAATCGGGATTGCCGAGG